GATAAAGCACGACCGGCCGCTCTGGCTGGTACAGGAGGCCGTCGATGAGCTAGGCGGCCTGGAGAAACTGGCGGAGGATAGGCCGTTTATTTTTGATTATTGCAGAACAAAACCACTAAAGGGATACGAGAGATGATGCCGAACTGGCTGCCGGCAGAACTGAGAGCATGGGCCCCGCCGGAGGAGATAACCGTCGCAGAATGGGCGGAGAAGTACCGGCAGCTGCCGATCAAGCTAAGCCCGGAACCGGGCCCTTGGAGAAACGACAAGGCGCCCTACACGATCGAGTTAATGAATGACTTCAAGGATTCGATAGTGGAGCGGATAACCATAATGGGCTCGGTTCAGAGTTCCAAGACGGAGCCGGCATACAATATGCTGGGATTTGCGATGGACCAGGACCCAGGGCCGGCATTAATCGTGATGCCGACGGATAAGGCCATAAAAAAAGTAAACGTCCGGATCCAACACATGATAGCGGATTCGCCCCAGCTGCTGCGACACACCACCGGCAATCCGGATGACATAAAGCAAAAGGAAATCAACCTCCAGAGCATGACGCTGTGGTTCGCCACCGCAGGATCGAGCGCAGACCTGCGACACGTATCGGCAAGATACATCTACCTGGACGAAACAGACGACTACCCGCCAGAAACAGGTGACCAGGGATCGCCAACAGAGATGGCCGAAGCCAGGGCCACCACATTCTGGAACCGCAAAATAATAGAATCATGCACGCCAACGATCGAGGAGCAGTACATAAACCAGAGCTACGAGCGCTCGGACAAAAGAAAATACTGGGTTCCGTGCCCATATTGCCACGGCTACCAGGTCCTAGATTTTTTCAGAATCAAACACAAGGGAGAGAAGCTAGGGGAGTGGCCGAAGGACAAGCGGGACCCGGAGTACATCGTGCGCCGGCGAGTAGCAAGATACGAATGCGAGCACTGCCACGAAGAAATAGACGATCGGCACAAAGCCTGGATGATGAAATACGGAACCTGGATCCCGGCCGGGCCAGAAGTTGTGAAGGATGCGGAGCCGGGGATCCCGGAGCCAAGGACCGCACACAAAGGACATTGGTACGCAATAGGGAAGGATGGAACCGCGGCGATCCCCAGGCCACGGACGGCGCACCGGGGATATTGGTGGAGCGCTTTGTACAGCAGATGGCGGACGTTTTCAGAAATCGCGGCGAAATTCTTCGACGCCCAGGGAGACGTCGAGAAGCTAAAGACGTTCTGGAACCTATGGCTGGCCCTGCCCTGGAAAGAAAAACACCAGGAGCGCGAGCAGTCCGAAATTTTAACGCTCAGGACGGAATACGAGCCATTCATCGTGCCGGCCGGCGCCGTGGCCTTGACAGCCGGCGTCGACACGCAGAAGTACGGCTTCTGGATAACGATCCGGGCGTGGTTCCGAGATTTTCCGCGATCGCATCTGGTCCGGCACGGCTACGTTGAGACCTGGGACGAGCTAGAGCAGTGGATTTTTCACGACATCTACCCCAGCGAACCATACGACCAGGACAAGAGGATCCTCTACCCGGTCTGGAGAACAGGCATCGATATAGGCGGAGGCGAGGCGGACGACCCGGACAGCACGATGACAGAACAAGTCTACGAATGGATACGAACAATGGGCCGGCCGAACTTGTTCGGAGTGAGAGGATCCCCGCGGCAGCTGGGCGGCGGCAAGAAAATGACGATGACGATAATCGACCGGATGCCTGGGAAACGCGGCCGAGTGATACCAGGAGGGATCCGGCTGTGGCATCTGAACACCGGCGCCTTCAAAGACGCAATCTGGGCCAGGATCGAAGCCGAAAAATTTTCCCTTCACAAAGAAGCGGACAGTGTGTATGCTAGGCACATAACAGCTGAGGCAAAAGAGAAAGATAAAAAGGGGCATTTCCACTGGACCGTACAGGGGAGCCGCCCCAACCACCTTCTGGACTGCGAAGTTTATGCGGCAGCGATGGCGGACCCGGAATGCGGCGGCGGCGTGATCGTAGTCCCTGACCCGAAACCAAGCACAACACCACCACCATCAAAGAAAGACCAGGGCTTCGTCGGCCGGCGAAGCGATCAATGGCTCAAACGGTAAGGAGAGCGATTCGGTGACCTGGCAGAAATCCAATAGCTGGATTGGAGGGAAAAGAGAGATTTGTGGGCATGTAGGGAGAGCATGGAGAACCATAGAGCGCTGGATTAAAGAAGAAGGGTTTCCGGCGAGAAAAATAGACGGCCGCTGGGAATCGGACCTTCAGCTGATCGACGAATGGCGCCGAAACAGGATCCTAGGACAGCCTCTAGGAATCATGTCAAGAGCAAACAATAGCACTTTAAGGTAACCCAGCCGGTCCCAGCTGGTCCCTACCGGTTCATTTAAAACCCCCATGCTAGAGTGCCAGAAATGCGGCATTTTAGCCTGGGGTTTTTTTTGAAAAGGAGAAACCGTGGCTTTAAAGACTACTCTGGAGCAGCTGCAAGAAGTACAGGATGCCATCTCTGCCGTAATGGCCGGCCAGGCATATAGTATAGGCGGCCGGAGCGTAACGAAAGCAAACCTCGACGCCCTGCACGAACGCGAGAAATATCTCGAACAAAAATATTACCGAGAACAAGCCGGAGCCACAAGAAATAGAGTGGAGTTCAGGAGACCCACATAATGAGTATCTTAAGAGAAAGCTCGCGGCGTAGAATGATCCGGAGATCCCTAGCTCTGGCAATGGGACAGTACCGCGGCGCAGATTTAGATCGCCTCAGAAGCGATTGGATATTCGGAACGGCAAGCGAGCCGGACACAGATGCCTGGGAAAAGCTGACGCTGATAGAGCGGGCCCGCGACTTGGCGAGAAACGATACGGTGGCGGCCGGCGCATTGGATACAATAAGTGACAACGTCGTCGGCTACGGCCTGAACCCACAATCGCGGATAGAAGCCACGGTCCTGGGCTGGAGCGAGGAACAGGCCGAAGAATTCCAGCGGGTAGCCGAGTGGGAGTTCCGGCGATGGAGTCCAAACGCCGATGTGGCCGGCCGCCTTCAATTTGAGGACATACAGACATTGATTCTTCAGGGCGTGCTTAGAGACGGAGAAATGCTGGCGAAACGCGCCTGGGTAGAAGGTGAACCGTGGAGTAGCCACGGCACAGCCCTGGAATGCATCGAAGGTGACCAGCTAAAGGATGGTTTCGGCGAGGATGCACACGGAATAAAGCTCGGAAGCCGCGGTCAGCCAGAGGAATACATCTTTCGAAAAAGCGACGGCGAGGACAAAAGAGTCAAAGCAAGAGACGACCAGGGCCGACGAAATATATTTCATCTCTATCACGTAAGACGAGCCGGACAGGTCCGAGGATATTCTTTCTTTGCGCCGGCTTTGACATTGTTCAAAGACCGAGCCGACACCCTGGAAGCAGAAGTGGTAACAGCAAGAGTGCTCGCGTGCTTCGGCGTTTTTATTGAAACAGAAGCACCATACGATATGGCCGTGGCCAACGCAACTGTCGACGGCGAACAGAAACAAGATGCGAGCGGGAACCGTCTCGAGTATTTAGAGCCAGGATTTGTTCATTATTTAAAGGCGGGAGAAAAGGTGAACGCAGCCGACCCGCGACGGCCGTCGAGCAACATGCCTGGATTTATGGAACACGTTCTGAGGGCAATAGCGGCCTCGCTGGGAATCCCCTACGAGCTCTTGTTCAAGGATTTTAGCAAGACAAATTATTCTTCTGCCAGGGCGGCACTGCTTGAAGCCTGGCGGTTTTTTATGAAGTGGAGGAAATGGATAGTACGGCATTTTTGTCAGCCGATTTATGAATTGGTATTGGAAGAATCAGCCATTCGTGGCCAGCTGCCTTTTATCGATAACGGCGCCCAGTTTCTAGCGCAAAAAGAAGCCCTCTGCAGAGCGATCTGGATCGGACCAGGCCGCGGCTGGGTCGACCCGATGAAGGAAACACAAGCAGCAAACCTGGCACGCGAAAACTTTCTGAGCACATTGGCCGACGAAGCCGCCCATCAAGGGAAGGACTGGGAAGAGACCCTAGAGCAGGCAGCCAGGGAACAAAGAAAAATGAAGGAATTGGGCCTGGAATTCTCTAGTAACGGCCGACAGCCGGATACAGCTGGCGGCGACACCAAAGAGGAGATAGATGATGCCGGATCCGGGGAAGAATGAAAGTAAACAAGATTATTTGAGAAGATGCACAAAAGAGCTCATCGACAAAGAGGGCAAGAAACCAGACCAAGCCTTCGCACAATGTAACAGCTATTGGGAGGAAGCAAAGAGCGCCAACGCCATTCAACTGCGCCGGCCGCTGGAGCTTACCATGCCAGTCGAGCTCACTAGAAAGGATGACCAGAGCGGCGGCGAGATAACCGGCTTTTTGATTGTTGGCTATACAGGCCAGGTGATCGACTTCGGCTGGATGGGCAAATATATTTTCGACACAGCCGGGATCCGGCTGGAGCCCAAGATGCCGGTCCTGAGAGAACACAACAGGGACAGAATCGTCGGGACCGGCACAAAACAATGGAAAAAAGATAATAACATTTTTGTTCAGGGGAAATTCTCCCAAAGCACCCAGGATGGCCAGGAAGTGAAGAACCTGGCTGAGGAAGGATACCCCTGGCAAGCATCAATAGGCATTTGGCCGGAGGAAGTAAAACTCCTCCGAGACGAAAAAGAAAAGGAGGTGATAAACGGAATAGAGGTCCAAGGGCCGATGGAGATCTGGACGAAATCACACATCCGAGAGACAAGCTTCGTCAGCCTGGGGGCCGACGACCAAACGGCCGGGATCAGCATAACGCTAAGCGATCCATGCCCGGTCGAAGTTCGCGTAGAGTACAACCCTACCGAAAAACAGACTGAGGAGGAAAAACCAATGGAGACACAAAAGATCCTGGAGCAGCTGGCGCAGGCCAAGGACCTGACCCCGGAGCTCCTGGCGGAGCATCTGCCTAAGATGGCGGATCATTTCACCAATGAGGGCAAAGAATCCGCCGAGCAGGGCTTCATCAAGTCCGGTACCGAGCGCGAGCGCGACAGAGTGGTCGAAATCCTGGAGGCCGGTGCAGGTCCCGAGACCACCATGAAGGCCATAAAGGACGGCACCGAGGCCAACGAATTCTATAAGTTAGCCTGGAAAGCCAGGAAGGAGACCCAGACAAAGGAACTGGACGATTTCAAAACCGGGGCTGCCGGCGACGTGGTGCCCAAAGAGCCCAAGGAGCCCCAAACCCAGAGCGGCAAATCCCCAGAGGAAGAAGTAGCCGAAAAGGCGGCCATGCTCGCCGAGGAAAAGGGAATCAGCACCGGCGAGGCCACAGCCCTGGTCCTGGAGAAGGATCCCGAGCTCGCCAAGAGGTACTACGGATCCTACGAGATGCCGACGAACTAAACAAGGAGGACCACAATGGCAGTCGATTATTCAGGCACAGACATCACGGTCGAAGCCGGTGAGAGCCTGGCTGCGATGCAGTACCGCTTTGTCAAGATTCACACCGACGGCAAGGCGATGATGATGGATGCCGCGACCGACATCCCCACCGGCATTCTCCAGAACGACCCGGCATCGGGCGAGGCCGCCGTGATCAGAATTGACGGTACCTCGAAATGCGTGGCCAACGCCGCGATCGAGGAGAACATCCTTTGCAAGGCGGAATACGTGGGAGCAGCCGACAACGGCAAGCTGGACGCGGCCGACACCGCAAACGACTTGGCCAGGGCCCTGACCCTTCAGGGATCAGGCGCCGAGGATGACGTGGTGGGCGTTTTGCTCCTCTTCGCCAGGATCCACGCATAACCAGCAACCAACTGATTAGCACAAAAGGAGAAGGAAATGTTCCCAACACCGAAATCGGTTCACAAGGATGCGGCGCTAAGCAATATCAGCGTCGGCTTCCGGAACCAGATGTTTATAGCAACCGAGGTGCTCCCGATCCTGCCGGTCGCCAAGCAAAGCGATTATTTCTTTAAGTTCCTGAAGGGCGCCTGGTTCCGGGATGAAGCCAAGCGGCGCGGGCCCGGCGGTGACTCAGCAAGGTCCGGCTATCAAGTGACCAGCGATACCTATCTCTGCGAGAACTGGAGCCTGGAGCACCCGGTACCCATCGAGCTCATCAACAACGCGGACGTCCCGATCCAGCCGCTGATTACCGGGACCAATTTCGTGACCAACGCTATCATGCTGAAGATGGAAGTGCTGGCAGCAGCCGTGGCCTTCGCGGCTGCCTCCTGGACGAGCAGCGAGGATGCGGCCGGCCTGTGGGCACCGACGGATACCACAAACACGTTCGTCACCGACGTCCTGAACGCCAAGGAAACCATCCGCAAGCGAATCGGCGTCTATCCGAACCGCTTAGCAATGGATGCGGACACCTTCCGCAAGCTGAAGGAGTCCAGCGTGCTCCTCGACCGGATCAAGTATGGCGGCACCCAGGGCAAACCGGCGGACATCACGCCCGAGATGATCGCGGCCATGTTCGAGCTGGACAAGGTCCTGATCGGCGGTGCCATCACCAACACCGATGAGGAGACCGTGGCCGGCACCGAATTCACCGCGGCCAACATCTGGGAGGTGAACGCTGGCAAGGGCTCGGCCTTGCTCTACTACCACACCGGCACCCCGGAGATCGATTCACCCAACGCCGGCTACATCTTCAGCTGGCGAAAAACTAAGGATCTCCCCACCGCGCTGGTACGCCAGAACGGCTATCGGGAGATCTATCGGTACTGGGAGGATAAGAAAAGCCAGTGGGTGTTGAGATGCGAGGCTGGCGTGGACGCCAAGATCACCGGCGCCGATGCTGGGCACCTGTTCTATGACACCATCGTGACCTAATAGGCCACGACCAGAAATACCAGCCCAGGACGAAATGTCCTGCCGAAAGGAAGGACCGACATGAAGAAAGTGCAATACGAGGGCCCGGCCTCCGTCGTCCAGGTAATGGTCGACGGAGAGCCACAGCCCCATGAGAAGGGCACGATCAAGGAATACCCCGATGAGGTGGCGCTTGAGCTGGTGGAAAACAGTAAAGAGAACTCGGATCGGGAGATCTTTAAGGCAGTAAAGTGGAGCCCAAAGAAATTGCGGAAGGAGCTCTATCCACCGGAACCGGAGGAACTGGAGGAGCCCGGCGAGGATGAAACCGAGGAGCCCGGCGAGGATGAAACCGAGGAGCCCGGCGAGGATGAAACCGGAGAGCCACCTAGCGACGTCGAGCCCTAAAGATGGTAACCTTAAAAAACCAAATGATTAGCGACCTCGCGAACTCGAACTTATTTTATAACACAAGCGAGTTCGCCGAGGCCGCCTCTTATACACCCAGGGTCGGAAGCCCGGTAGCCGTGACCATAATTCGCCAGGAACAGGATGCGGCTATTAACCCTGAGGCGCCAGGCGACCGGGCGGAGATCCGGATCCGCGTGAGCGAAGTTGCCGTCGCGGCCGTCGGAGATCAGATAACGATGGGCGGCGAAACCTGGCAAGTGCTAGAGATAATCGGCGGCGGGCCCACGGAAGGCGAATGGCACCTGGGCCTAACCAGATCAGAAAGGCGAGTTTTATAGGTACGGAGAATGAATGTTCGCGCCGGTATTCAGACTGATCGGCGATTTGGAAAAGATCGCGGAACGACAGCGCAAGGGAATCCGCACCGCCCTGCAGGCGGCACTATTCAAAAGCGCCTTCCTCTTGTCGAAGGATGCCAAGGCCGACTTAAAGGCCGGCAACCTTCGCCTCCAAAAGCTATCCTACCTGTCGAATCGTTCCGACCCCAGGATCAGTCAACCGCGCGGCAAGAAGGCTCTGCTTAAAGCCAGAGCAGCAAGAAACCCGTTGACCCGCTTTGCGCCTGGCATCAGGTACAAAGTGAACAAGGCGAACCTCACGGCCGAGGTTGGTTTTCTCGGCGGCGGGAGGTGGGCATGGACGCGAAGGCTGGCAGAGAAGTCCGCGCAGGGTTATACCTGGGGTTATACGGCAAAACATAGAGCAAGTCTGCATAGAATGGGGATTCACCTGCGGAAAACGACCTTCAGCGCAAGGGTTCCTCCCCGAGGAATAATGGATAATGTGCACCAGTATCTCGGGCCGAGAGCGCAGCGCAACATCGAGACTTACTTCGCCCGCAAGATGAAAGGTGAAAGGATATGAGCACGAACGACATCAAGGACCTTTTGGTCGCGGTAAAGGACGAGATCATCAGCTCTGCAGGTCTGCTCGGAGTGCGCGATGTGGACATCTACATTGCGGATGACCTCGCCGTGGTTCCTTCTGCCGCGCGATACCCATGCATTGCAGTGAAGGATGGAGATGTCGAAAGGCACCGATATGTCAACTGCTACGACGCGGTGATCGAGGTGATGGTCGCAGTTTATCAATTACTCAAAAGCGGCGAGGATGCGCTCCTAGCCACCGACCCGGCCACGCTGGGCGTCCTCGACTTGGCCACAAGCATCAGAGACGTCCTCGACGACAACTACCTAAACGTCGATGGGGTCTACATGATGGACCTGCCGAGCGAGGAGGGCACGGAGCTCGTCGGGCCCGACGAACTCGGGCTTTTGCGTAAGGTCATTACCTACCGATACTACAGGCGCATCAACGATAGCTAACAAGGAGGTGTTCTATGATTATCACGTCAAAAGAGGGCGGATCGCGGACAGTAGATCCTCCCACCAAGAAAAAAGCCCCTGAGAAGGGGGAAAAGGTCCAAGATACAGAGGAGAAAGGAGGTAAGAATAAATGACCATGCTAACCCAACGAGCGGTGGTTGCGGTTGAACTTGAAGCCGTCGAAGGGGTCGCTGAGACCTTGATCGCTGCGGACGGAATGCTCGTGTTCAACCCGACCTTCAAACCAAGCATTGAGATGAACGAGCGCGATCCCGTGAGGGCGAGCCTTTCTCCGATGGTTCAGATCCCCGGAAAAAGGAGCGCCACCTTCGGCTTCGAGGTCGAGATGGTCGGCAGTTCGTCCGGGGCAGGCAACGCCCCGCATTATTCTGATGCTCTGCAGGCCTGCGGACTAGGAGAGACGATCGTCGGCGGCACATCGGTCACCTACGCGCCTGCATCGACGTCCATACCGTCGGCAACAATAGGCCTATGGGTCGACGGGAAGAAATATCTTGGGTGGGGAGCCAGAGGTAACGTGATAATTACCCTTGCGGCCGGCAAACCGGGAATGATGAAGTTCGAGTTCCAATGCGCCGACTGGTCGGAAACAGATGAGGCGCTGCTGGCCGGCGTGACCTTGGAGTCGGCGCTGCCGCCGGTGTTCTCAAGCGTGACGATGACCTTAGATGCTTTTTCTACCTGCGTTCTAGAGCAATTCGAGCTCAACATGAACAACACCGTCGCGATGAGGCCAAGCGTCTTAAAAAGCAGCGGGAACGCCTCGGCGATTATCACGAACCGCAAGCCGGGGATAAACTTCACCCCGGAGGCGATTCTCGCCGCTACCTATGACTTCCTCGGGAAATGGCGAGCAGGCACCACGATCGACCTGGACGCCAGCTGGGGGTCGGTTGCGGGCAACACGTTCGCGCTCTCCTGCCCGAAGGTCCAGCTTCAGGACGTGGGGATCGAGGACGGAGAAGGGCGGTTCATGCACACCATAGACGCGCTGCTAATCCTGACGAGCGGCGACGATGAGATAAGCATCGCGATTACCTAACGGAGGCTTTATGAGAGTGTTAGGCAAGGACATCGTCCACGACATGGTGATCCTCGACGCCGTCACCGGCGGAGAGATCGTTCTTCAGTACCGTATGCCTACCCTGGACGAAAGGGAGGCCTACACGCAGTCGCTCTTCGAGCGCGACAGCGGTGAAATAAAAGACAGATCGGACCAGGCAAATCTCGACTTCGGTTACAAGATTTTTGAGGGCTTCGAGGACGGCTCCTTCGGGGTGGCTGGAGAAAACGGGAATGCGCTGCCAATTTCGTGCGATCCGAAGAGCGAGTTCTACCGTGCGGACTGGAAGGAGATCGTCCGCGAGCAGGCCTCAGACCTGCTCATGTTCATGGCTGCAAGAATTTTCCGGGGCCATCAGCAGATGCTCCGGCAGCCAGGGAGGGTTAAGTACTCCTCAAAAAACTAATGGACGACGTCGTGGCAGCGATCTCTGAGCTCTGCGACGTCGAGAACAAAGCGGCCTGCGACTTCGTGGGGAGGAAGTGCGGAACATGTCCGAAAAAAAAACCGGAAGAGATCCCCGCCTACCTGAGGAATCTCATGCGGATTCGGAATCTGCAGGACGTCGGCAGGAAGATCCCGAGCGACGTTCTTTCTCATCAGCAGTGGAACGACATGCTCCTGATCGAGCAGGCCATAAACAAGCATCACAGAGAGCAAATCAAGGCACGGTGAGCCATGGCTAAAAATAGCGTGACGGTGATTCTCGAGGTTGACGACAAGGGAACCGCGAAGATCAAGCAGTTCGCCAGCCAGGGCAAGAAGGCGATGAAGGATGTCGGTTCGACATCGAAGGAGGTGAGCGACGGCATCAGTAAAAGCTGGCTCGCCATCGGTGCCGCGGTCGGCGCTGCCTTGTACGGCGTGACTCGCGCCAGTAAAGAGTTCATCGAAGCGTCGAACAAGCAGGAAAAAGCGGTGCTCGGCATGGAGGCGGCGCTCAAATCGATGGGGCGCTATACCCCGCAGTTCTCATCCAGTCTTCAAAAAATGGCGTCAAGCCTGCAGACCGTGACGAATTTCGGCGACGAGGTTACTCTGCAGGGCGTCAAATTTCTTTCTACCTACGGTGACATCACCAACGAACTCATGCCTCGGTCGATCAAGGCGATGCAGGACCTCGCAGCTCTCATGGGCGGTGGCGAAAGTTCTGTGGTTTCTGCGGCCAACATGCTCGGCAAGGCGTCCATGGGGATGGTAGGGGCTTTGCGCCGTGTAGGCATAACCGTCGACGCGGAGACCTTCAAGCTCAAGGGCTACAGAGGGATGCTTGAGCAGATCGAAAGCCAGGTCGGCGGGCAGGCGGTAGCGATGCGCGAGGCGACCGCTGGCTACGAGGCAATCGGCAACGAGATTGCCGACACGAAAGAGCTCCTGGGCGAGTTGATAAAGATCAATGTCGGAGATACCTTCGAGAATTGGGCCGCTGGCCTGCACAAGTGGAACCAGGAGGCCGCAGAGAATCTCAAGCTCGCCAAAGAGCGCAAGGAGCTCGGCGAGGCGACGCTGATCTACGGTCCTGAGTTTGCAGGCCAGGAGGTGTGGACCGGTCCGAAGGCGAGGTGGATCAAAAAAACCGAGGAGGAAGGAGCCGCCTTTTACCCAGAGGTCGACATAGGACGGCGCGAAACGATGCGAGCGCAGGCGGACCTCATGCGGCGCGAGCCGACCACGCGCACGGAAGAGGAGTCTCGTCGTCTGCTGATGAAAGCCGACGAGTACAAGGCAGAAGAAGAGCTCCGGAACCAGGCATGGCAGGCCGAGATCGAGGCGGAGAATGCGAAGATCGCCAAGGAAAAGGAAACGCAGGACATCATCTCCAAGATGAAAACGGAGGCGCAGATCGAGGAATGGCAACGTAAGGAACAAGAGCTCAACGACTATACCGAGCATATGAATAAAAAAATCGCCGAGGAGAAACGCCTAGAAGAACAAAAGGCGGCGCAGGCCAAGACGGAGGCTTATCAGCGACGCCAGGCGATGTCGGCGACCGTGACGGATATGCAGACGATCGCGCAGGCGTGGGGGTCGCACAATAAAGAACTATTCGAGGCCTTCAAGGCGTTCTCAATCGCCCAGACGATCATCGATACCTACGAAGGAGCGCAGGCGTCCTATACAGCTCTCGCTGGCATCCCGATCGTCGGTCCGGCACTCGGTGCAGCCGCGGCTGCCGCGGCTATAGTTGCAGGTTTCGCCCGCGTCCAGGCGATAATGAAAACGAAGCCGCAGAAGGCGCAACGGGGCGGGGTATTCGACGAACCGACGCTTCTCGAAGCAGGTGAAGCCGGGCCTGAGGCCTTCGTACCGTTGACTGGGGTCAACCGCAGAATCCCCGTCGAATTATCCGGCGGAGGCGGGGGAGATGTCTGGAGCGTGACCATCCATGCTAACGATGCGGCATCCTTCGACGACATGGTGACCAGGAACCCACGCGGCGTGATTCGCGTCGTGAAGGAGCTGGTCACCGGAGGAGACAGGGAGTTCGTTCGGTCCCTGAGGGAGGTAGCAGTTGGCTAATTATCCTTTGGCCTCGTCGATCCCATGGGAGAATCCTACTCCGATAACGATGAGGTACCGCACACTAAAGACTGCATTCGGGCAGGCCGGAGAGCCGCAAGCAAGCCAGAAATGGCTTTTCCCAAAACGCGACATCGGGCCCTTGAAATATCCCAACATCACAAAAGCAAACGCGCGGACGTTGTGGCAGTTCTTCCAGGCAAGAGCAGGAGCCTACGAGCTTTTTTCCTGGTTCGATGCCTACGCAGACGACTACGTCGGCGAGTATGTCGGGACCGGCGACGGATCTACGGTCCTCTTCAATCTTCCGGTCAAGAGCGCATCGGCATATACCGTCTACATCGACGGCATCACCCAGACCGGCGGCGGCACAGACTACACCTTCAATAGCGGAGCCGGGAGCGACGGCGAGGACAGCATCACCTTCGTATCTGCGCCGAGCGCCGGAGAACGCATCACCGCAGATTTCACCGGGATCTTGAAGGTGCGGTGCAGGTTCAAAAAAGACGATATCAAATACGAGACGTTCTACAACATCCTCACGAAGATGGGGTTGGAGCTAGAGGGGTTTCTGAATGCGTGATATTCCACAGGAGATACTCGACCTTCTCGCCGGCTCGATGGTGCGGCCTTTCTACCTGCTGCACTTCGAGATCGACGGGACACCATACAGATATACCGACTGCGACGTGCCGATAGTCTACGGCGGGAACGTGTATTCTCCGCGATCCTTCAAGGCTCCGGCGATCGAGGCGACGCTGGACCAGACCGTGTCGAAGTTGAAGGTCGATCTCGACAACGTGGACCAGATTCTGATGATCCCTTTCGTCGGCGGCGACGCCGCGGGGAGCCAGATCGACATGCGCCTGGTCTACCTCGACAGCAGCTACCAGCTTGTAAGCAACATCACCGGGCCCATTGGAAGGTGGATCATAAAGCAGGGCCTCGGCGACTATGCGTCGGATTGGTCCGGCAACAACCTCCACGGAGCCCTGCAAAACTCTCCTGTATGGACCGCGATCACAAACGACCACGCCCTGGACTTGGAATCCAGCAGCTCGCAGTGGGTCGACCTCGGCAAACCTGCGAGTCTTGCCTTCACGGCGCGGCCGTTTGCGATCTCTGCCTGGACTAAACCTGAATCTTTGCCGAACTGGGCGACGATCTTCAATAAGTCAGATGGCGGTTGGATTAGCGGCGGGTACGGTATCAACATGGATGCCTCAGGCAATCTCATGTTCTGGGTTGAAAATTACAATACGAACAGAGCCTTCAAGGCGTTCTCAACGATCGGGTCGTGGGCCCACATCCTGGCGGTATGGGAATCAGACGGCACCATGCAGATCTACATTGCCGGCGCGGCGGGAACGTCGGACAGCTACACCGGATCGCTGACGAACCAAGACAAAAAAGCCTGCATTGGAGCCTACAACGACGGCGGTGCAGGCTACTGGGATGGCCTTGTTCGCGACGTGCAGATATTCAATCGCGACCTCACGGCAACCGAGAAGGCAACGCTGGCCGCAGGAGGCTACGTCGGACCCGGAGCGGTCCTTTTATTTGACGGCGAGATCGACTCGTTTGACGTTGACGAAGAAGTCGCACGGATCGCCGGGGTGGGCGAGCTCAGCCAGTGGACCAGGACGACCCTGAGTCCACAGGTCGATGCTTGCCGCTGGAAGATCTTCAAGGGCACAGAATGTGCCTACGCCGGAGGGCAATCCTGGTGCGACAGGACATACGATCGCTGCGTCGCTCTTTCCAACGCCGCGAACTTCGGCGGGGATAGGTTCATTTCGTCGCTGCAGAACAAGATCGTCCACTGGGGAAACTGATGGGCAAAGACTACAAATACAGGACAAGCGGCTTCGATATCGACTTGAATGGCAGCAACGTCGGCCAGGCGTACCCGTTGATCTACGGCACGATAAGGATGGAGCCAAACCTGTGCTATGCTGGCCAGGCGGACGCGAACAATAACCATCTCTGGACCGTTTGGAACTTCGGCGAGGGGGAGGTCAACGGGATCAAGCAGGTCGCCTCGGTGGACCAGCTTTTCGTCGACGACACGATCTACACCGCATTCGGCTCCAAGCTTTCCCACACCTTCTACGCCGGGTCGTCGACACAGACCTACGACGCAAGCATGGCCGCGGCTATATCGGAGTGGACAGAGAACAAGAGATACACGGCCTATCTCGTCCTCAAGCTCATATTTGATTCGGACCT